GCATTGGCGCAATGATGACGAACGTCCCGTTCGGGATCGCGACCGGCGCGAATCCGGCCGGAAGGTTCGCCGGGTTCACGCCGTAGCTGTAGCGGCCGACGGACGAGTTGGAGAGTTCGGAAATACTGATAGCCGTGCCAGTCATGCCCGGCGATTTCGCGGCAGCAGCGGGCGCGGTCAGAATCGCCGCTTCCCACGAGTAGGTGTACCGCGCGGATGCCCCGTCGAGCACCGTCGAGGCGGTGATCCTCGCGAGCATGATGGTGATCGGCTCGTAATCCGGCCGCGACTTCGCCACGCGATCTAGGTCGCTGGCCGAGTTTGAGAGGTTGGATCCGGAAAGACGGTTCACGGGCTGATCCACCATCCGTTTTCCACGAGCGCCTTCAGGTCGGTGTCGCCAGCGTAGATGTTGTTGAACGCCGTCGCCGTCCGCGGGATCCGCTGCCACTTCACCTCGGAAAGCGCGCCGCCCGTAGTCATGCGCGGTCGCCCGTCGGCGTCGATCGTCGCGACTTGCGAGAAGTGATAGAACTTGTCGTAGAGAAACTCGAAGATCACCCAATAGAACTCGGTTCCGTCGAGCTTCTCAAGGCTCACGCCCTCGCACACGAGCGAGTACGCCGCAAAGCCCAGGAACGTGTCGTTGTTCGTCGCGTTGTTGTAGGAAAGCAGAGCGGCGGCGGCGGAATCCATCGGCGTAACGGACGCATCCTGCATGGCTCGAAGCCTGACGCGCACCTGACCAATCTGGAACGACTCGAACCCTTCCGCGCCTGTTGTTGAGGTGCCGCCGATGTCCGACGCCGACACGTTGATCGAGGTGGTCGGCGGGTTCGACGTCCAGTTGGTCCGGTGGAACTTCATCTGGCGGCTTGCCGTGACGTAGGACGTCATGGCCGGAAGCATCAGGATCTCGGTCTCGGTGCTGAGCGGGGAGATGACGTAGTAGGTCGAGAAACGAATCTGCGCCTCAACGGCCTTGCCGGATTCGAGCACGTTGATCTGTGTCGAGCGTGCTCGCGCTAGGTCGTGCCATGATCCGCCGCCCGTCCACAGGTCGTAGTCGATGATCGGCAGCGCGCCGTCGGTGATCATCGCCTCATATTCGGCGTTCGAGTTCATGACCGCGCCGTCAAGTCGCGTGATGATGCGCGAGATCGTGATCTCGGATTCCGAGCCGATCGGGTTCGCGCGCTGACCGATCAGGCGGTCGGTCCACTTGTATGTCGAGCCGGTTCCAGCCATCAGACGGTCACCTGTGTGAGGAGTTTAAACCCGGCATCCTGCCGGATCATGATGTCGCCGATCGTCTTGAGAATCGAGCTGCCGCCGCCGGCGTCATCGATGACCTGCTGCTCGCGCATCCGCTTCTGAATCTGCGCGGCCCCGGCCTCGTTCGCGACGGACAGCGCCATCTCGTTTGAGATCTGCTCCGGGCTCTTTCCTGCGAGGAACGCGCCGAGCCCAGCACCGGCGATGGTGAGCCCTTCGGTGAACTCCTTTGCCCACTTGACCGCGCCAGTCGCCTGACCCGTATCGACGTCGGCGGACGCCGCGACGAACGACTTGAAGAACCCGCCGCGCTCGGCCTGCTGGCTCATCTTTTCCATTCCGGCCAGCCGTTCGAGGATGACGGAGTTCATCGCGACCGTCTGCTCGCCGGTCTTCCTGAACTCCTCCAGCGCCTTACCCGCGCCTTTCGACGCGGTCGCGACGGTATCCATGATCTTCGCCGCCGCGATGAACGGCGAGAGCGCGACGGCGATGCCAGCGCCAGCGGTGCCGAGGGCACCCGCCGCGCCGCCGATCGCGCCGAACCCGCCGAGCGAGAGCGCCGACTGACCAGCGGCCTTGAACGCGCCTGCGGCCTTCGACGGCTGCATCTTGCTCATCCGGTCGGCGCTGGCGCGCATCTTCCGCTCGGCGTCACGCAGGCCCTTGTCCACGCCCTCCGTCGAGACGGTGACCGGAACGTTAATCTTCGGCAGACTAGGCACGACGCACTCCTTCCATCAGCGCCCTCTGAACTGCGTCCTCAACGAACTGCACGACGCGTGGCTGGTGCTTCAAGCCTGCGCGCGTGATGTAGAGCCGACGGTAGATGGTGCCGCCGAGCGTCGAGCTCATCCGCTTCATTCCGCGCCGCCAGCCGCGGTCCTGCGAGAACGGAACGATGCGAGCGTTCCGGTTGCCTTTCCAGTTTCGCACCAGCTTCGGCGGCGGCTTCGGCCCGAACGTGCCTTCGCCGGTTCGGACGAGGCCTTTCTTGAACGGACGCCATCCTCCGTCGTAAAGGTGCGAGCGCGAGCCGACTCGCGCGCCGTCTTTTCGGACGCCGACGCCAGCCCAAATCCGACCCTTCCGGTAGGTCTTCGTTTTGACCGCGATGTCACGCCGGGTGCGCTTCGCCTTCGGCAGCGACAACGACTTCATTGTCCGCTTTACGGCCTCGCCCCAATCCCGTAAGCCCTTGCGGACGATCTTTTTTCGGACGCCTTTCGGCAGTTCCTGCGCGAGCTGCGTGATCCGTTCGAGATCCCGTTTCGACGGCCGGAACTGGACTTTCCAAGCGATGCCGGAGTTGATCGAGCTCACGTCGGATTCCGTTCCAATCGGGGATTTCGAGTTCGACGTTCAGCGCGGCAACGCTCAACGTCTCGAGGTCGGTGCTCGTGATCCTGAGGGCGGCGCGCAGCACCCGACGCGCGCCCTCGCCTAGTCCCGGCCTTCGCTGTACAGCGCCTCTGCCATCTGCGCGATCCGCTGAACGACCAGCGCGTCCGATGCGAGAACCTCATCGACCGACTCAAAGACTAACTGGCCGTTCTCGACAAGGTGACGGAGGACCATCCACGCCTGTACCCGTTCCGGCGTCTTTGCCGAGACTTCGAGCGCCTCGATGAGATCGAGAACGGACGGCCGACGCAGCTCGACGGCCGTGCCGTCGGGCAGTTGCCCGCGCCAGTTCCTGAGCTTGAGCGCGTCTCGAATGCTCATGCGATCGTGACCGTGCCCGTGTACTGGATGGTGAAGTTGGCTCGGATGACCTCGTTGGTCGCGGCGGTCGCCGAGAACGACTGGACGAAAGCGTTTCCGCTGTACGTCATTCCGCTCGAGAGCGTGATGAGCGCCGTCGCGCTGCCGCTTCCAGCGTTCGCAGCGGTCTCGACCGCAGCCATCGCCGCGTCCGACTGATCGTAGAACATATCAATCGTCGCCGTGCATCCGCGGTTCCCGAGGATGTAGGCGCGCGGTCCGGTGTTGATGTCCGTCGCGTCGATCATGGTCTGATCCATGTTGACGGTCACCGTGCCGATCCCGGCGGCTGCCGTGCCGCCCCAACTGAACCCCGCGAGTGCGCTGCTTCGAGCTGCCATAGTTATTCCTTGTAGTGAATGGTGAGACGTAGGACCGCTTCCGCGGGCTCGCGCTCGTCGCCCTCGCCGACGTTCGGCGGGTCGACCGTTCGTCCGTTGTTGAGGATCGCCGTGATGACCGTGCTGTCGTACGTGCCAAGAATCAGCGCGTACTCGGCATAGCCGTTCAGGTTTAGCGCCTCATCGACTCCGTCGGCGATGCTGCGAATCTCGACGTCCGCCTGCCAATGCCCGGACACGGCCGATCGCTCGACGTTCTGCACCTCGTAGGTGTAGGCGGGCAGTTCCGTCGATTGATTCCTCGTGCCGAGAGCGACCGGATACGTCGGCACGTTTCCGAGCGGATCGTTGAGCAGCATCTCGCGGATGGCGGCCTCGATTGCCATCAGTCGACCTCCTCCGCCTCGATCACGGCGACCATGTCAGCCTCGTCCAGGTTGGTGATGCCGACGATGCGAAACGTCCGGCCGCGGACGGTGATCCGGTCTTTCTCGGTCAGCGCGAGACGCTGCGCGGAGTTCCAACGGCAGCGGATCTCGGCGCGGCGCACGACGGCGACACCGTCGGCGTAGGACTGCTCCGACGCGCTGTCGGTCCTGAGATCGACCCACAATGGCGGGTTTCCCGGCAATGTCGCGTTGACGCTGTCGAACGTCGTGTTCGTCATGCCGTACTGATCAACGCCGCTGGCGCGCGTGACGGTTGCAGGAAACCTCAGACGCCCCGCGGCGATCATCGGAGCGCCCCGCGCGACGAGTAGGCGGAAAGGATGTACTTGAGGCTGAGCGGAACCTCGGCGAGCGCGACTGGGTTGGTGGCGTCTGGGTTCGCGTACCACGCGCCGACGAGCGCGACGATCGCCTGCTGAAGCGCGTGCGGCACCTGCGAGTACCCGGCGGTGTAGGTCACCGTCGGAAAGGTGCCCTCGTAGAAAGACGGGTTCTCGAGGAACTGGAGCGCGAGCATCTCGTCGGTCTGATTGACGTACCAATCGGTCGCTGGCATCGTCGTGAGGACGTTCGAGGAGTTGTAGTAGGTGACCGACGTCACGCCGGTGCACGGCTGGACGGGCGGTATGAACCGCCGCCAGCGGTCTAGCTTTGCCGTCCGGCTGGAACTCTTCAGCGCGATGCCAAGTTCGCGCTCGATCATCTCACCGGCCGCGATGCAAAGCGTCGTAAGAATGGCATCGTCGGCATCGACGTCGATGCGTAGGCGCGTCCTGAGGACGTCGATGGGGATCGGAGGTGCAGCCATGAAAACCCCCGTCCGACCTTTCGGCCGGAGGGGGCAGGTAGAAGATGCCGATCAGCTTGCGTTCAAACCGTAGATCGCTGCGAACGCTTCAGGCTGCATGATCTTGGAATCGGTGCGAACCGTCAGGTACATCGTCGTGCGCTGGTTAGCCGCGCCCGAGTAGGGATCGACCATCGAGGTCATGCCGGTGCGGTCGAAGATCTCGAAGTAGTCCCAGTTGCCGACGATGAAGAACGCCGATCCACGGATGTCCGTAGTAGTCGTAGCCGACTGCGTGGTCGCGACGTACTCGCCGATCGAGTACGGGATGCCGAGGATGGTTCCCGGCGCGCCACCCGAAAGACCCGCCGACTCGGCGATCTTCCAGATGTAATCCGTCGTGTTCACCTTCAGCTTTCGGATCGTCTTGATGGCCGTATCCGACGTGAGGATCCGGAAGTTTCCGACGCGGTACTGAGGACCAACCGCGTGAACGCAGTCGATGATGTTGTCGCCGGTGATCGCCGACGCGCCAGCGTCCTCGGCGAGCACGACACCCTGATTGATGATGCGTCCGGTGTTGGTGGTCGCCCAGTTCGCGCTTCCGGTGTCGCCGATGCCCTGCGGCTCGGAGGATCCGGTTCCGACCGTGTAGTACTGATCCGTGATCTTGGCGAGCGAGACGCCGCAGCGATCGGCCACGTACTGCATTCCGGTTCCGATGCCGCCTTGCCCGATCGCGTCCTCGATGAACTCCTGAGACATCGTGGTCGCGCAAACGAACTTGTACGGCACAACCGACACGCTCGCGAACGACGGGTCGGCGGGAGTGATGGCACCCTGCTCGGCGACGAGCGCCGAAGTCGGGAGCGAACCCTCAACGGTGATCGTGCGCTTCGAGTCGATGGTGGACACCTTCGAGATCGAGCGCAGGACGCTTGCCTGATACATCCTCTCGACAATCCGGCGCTCCATGTCGGTCGGGATGCCAGCGCCACTCGTGCCGGTCGAGAGA